ATAATAATGATTTTATAGAAAAAGCAAAGAAAGTTCATGGTGATAAATATGACTACTCAAAAGTAAAATATAAGAATGCAACAAATAAAGTTATTATAATATGTAAATTACATGGTGAATATACACAACAAGCATATGCTCATTTATATGGTTATGGTTGTCCTAAATGTGGTAAAAATAAAAAATTAAATAATAATGATTTTATAGAAAAAGCAAAGAAAGTTCATGGTGATAAATATGACTACTCAAAAGTACAATATAAGAATGCAAGATATAAAGTTGAAATTATATGTCCTGATCATGGCTCTTTTTATCAAGAACCAGCAAATCATATTAATGGACAAAATTGTTTTTTATGTAGTAAAGTAATATCATCAAATAAAAGAACATTAAATAATAATGATTTTATAGAAAAAGCAAAGAAAGTTCATGGTGATAAATATGACTACTCAAAAGTACAATATGTTAAATCAAATATACCTATAGAAATTATATGTCCTGATCATGGCTCTTTTTATCAGAAACCTAATTATCATTTAATTGGTAAGGGATGTTTTAGATGTGCAGAATCTAAAGGCGAAAAAATAATTAATGATTTTTTAGTGAAAAAAAATATTAAATTTATTAGAGAACATAGATTTTCTGACTGTAGATGTAAAAGACCATTACCGTTTGATTTTTATATACCAGATAAAAATTTATGTATTGAATTCGATGGTATTCATCATTTTAAATGTGTTGGTGGATGGACTAATAGAAAAAAATTAGAAACTATAAAATTACATGATAACATTAAAAATGATTATTGTATTCTTAACAACATTAATTTACTAAGAATATCATATATTGATATTGACAATATAAAAGAATTATTAGATAATTATTTATAAAAAGCAAAAAGGGTCAATAATGACCCTTTTAATTGGAGAAAGGAGTACCGTTTATAGGTATTTTTTTAATTCTTCTTTGGCTTTATCCCAATTATCCATCACTTTATATATTTTATCAATTCCACCATCTGGAAGCATTTTAACAACTAAATATTTTTCATTATCACTTCCAATTGGATGGTATGTAACTCTTAAAGCCATGCCCTTATCTTCATGACCTGCAGGAATCCAATTACCTTTCTGATCGTAATTTAATGTTAATGGTCTAAAATCATCCATTTCAAATATTGGTTCTTGATGTAAAAGATTTGAATCAACTCTTAAATTTTTATCTGGATAATCTAATCCACCATCATACTTAGTTACATTTGTTTCTTCTGTATCAACTGAATTATCTAAATAAGCTCTATCAAAATCAACAACTGAATCTATTGTTTCCTTAAACAATCCATTTTTACTTTCTAATTCCGATGTAGATGAACTCATAGTCGCATCTTCACCTCTATTTTTTAAATCAGTAACTAATGCTTTTTTGTAGTTTTCATTACCTTGTGTATAATTACCATCAATACTTGATGTTGTGTCATCTGCTTCTTTCAACATACCATGCTTTATAAGAAGTTGTCTTGCTTCTTCTTTTGACATACCACCCATAACACCAGCCATTGCATCATTCATATTCATGGTTTTTTTAGCTACCATTAATTGGTTGTATAATGCAGGATTTGATGATTTAATTTGTGATAATTTACTACTACCTTCATTAATTCCTTCACCAATGATATTTCCATTGTCATCAACAAGTGATGCATTACCATGATCAGAAATAAACCAAGTATTGGGGAAATAATTATTTCTTTTTTTCCATTCTCTTACAGCAGCATATGCTTGATCATCTTCTTCAAACTCACCAATAAATTTACCTCCACATGATACTGATAATTTCCAACCATTTGAACTAACAATACAGTCTTCTTCTTCTGGTTCTGTTGGCAACGGATCAGAGTTATCATCATTTGAGGTATCATCAATATACTCTAATGGATCATATTCTTTTAGTGTTTCAGATTTGCCCAAAATATCTGTAGATAATTTGTAATTAATTTTAGGTTCTTTTCTTACTTCCTGATACGCTGAATTTGTACCGAAATGACGATATAGTTGATCTAAATGTTCATCATATAATTCTACTGGTATCATGATATCGTGATAACGACCATCATCATCGACCAATAAAATATATCTGAATTGTTCACCTTGAGATAAATCCATTAATTTTGGTTCTTGAAATCTACGATTTGCTGGATGTGAACGATCATATGAATAACCAGATGCATCATCAGCTTCTTTAATTTCTTCATCTATTCTTTCAAGACCAATATATCCAATTCTATCATTCCAAGACATTAAATAATTACCTTCTTGATATTGACTGTCACTTCTACCAGCACCACTACCTGTTGTCGTTTCGTAACTATCACCCATATCCCATTGCTTCAAATATTCGAGAGCAGCTTGTTCCCCTTGATTGTTTAAAATTTCAAGTGGTTCTTCTGCTTCACTTCCTTGTAAAAATACAATTTGAGAAAATGTTCTTTTATCTTCATCTCTCTGCATTTGACGCAAATCTCTTTGAGTATCATAACTATCACTGTATCCACCTTCTTCTTTTATTACCGATTCAGTACTCCAACCTCTCTGTTTATCTCTCTCAATATCAGCCAATACTCCTTTATTACGTTCATCTCTCCACTGTGTAAATCTTGGATTATCAACAACATCCCAACGAAGATCATCTACTTTAACTAAATATCCTTCATCACCATGCCAGTCATTAAAGTCTCTAATCCAATCATCTAAATGACTATCTGTAGTAATATAGATGCTTGAATAACTTTGTTTGGGTGATGGAAATAATTCTTTGCTATTAACTAAGTTATATTTTACACCTCTTTTAGATACTTCAGGTGTTAATTGAAATCCTAACTTATCTATTGTAAGACCTTTGATTGGCACTTTTGTTCCTACTGGAACTGCTGATTCATTAAGTTTAATTTTATTAACTCTCGACATCATTTCGAAAAGTCTTTCTTTTGAACCTGCTTTATTAAATATTTTCATGACTTACCAAGTTTTGTATTTTACTAATTCATACATACCATTATCCATTCTATAAATGGCAATTGAAATGCCTCTATTCAATTGTTTGTTTTTTACACTTACAATTGGTTTACCATCTTTTAATAAAGGAATTACTGCTCTTTTGGTTTCACCATATGATATTCCACCAGTACCGAATTGAGTAAATAACTCTTCTTCATCTAATTCAAATCCTAAAGATGCAGCATACTCTCGTACACTATCAAGTGCTTCACTTAATGTTTTAAAATAAGTATCTAATGTTGATTCATTAATCAGTTTAGACTTTTTTTTTACACCTTCATAATATAAGAAACTATCTTTAATTTCTTTATCACTTAATTTTGGTAAATTATCAAAGTCAGCAATGTATGTTCCGTTGTCAAGTTTAACAATACCTTTTTCATTGTATTGATCTCTTCTTGCTTCAAACCAATTATCTTTCCACATATCATCAAGTCCATAATAAAATGGATGTGAATCATGTTTTCTCGACATCAATTTTTCTTGATTTGTAGGTTCTTTTACTTCCTCAACTTCCTTATTTAATTGTTGATATTTAATATCTAAATTAGCGAATAAGGTGTCAAGTTCTTTAACTTTGTCGTTAAGTTTATTCATTACATCTAACTGTAATGCTAATAGGTCTGTTTGTTTTTTATCTACATCAATAGCATCCTGTGACATTGCTGGTTCAATCGGTGCTGGTGGTGGCATATCAGCCATTAACGGATCACCCATACCCATTGTATCACCTGTACCTGCTGGCATTCCAGTATCACCTGTTGCACCACCCATTAAAGGATCACCCATAGCAGTATCTCCTGTTGGAGCAGCCTCTATGTTTGGTTCACTATCTTCAGTTACTACTGAATCGAATATATTGGTATTGTTTGGTGTTTGAGGTTGTACACCAGTATAGATAGATTTTGATAACACATCATCTTCACCACTGTTTAATTCATCTGATAAAACAGCTTTATAGCTCGCCTCTTTAAGACGATACTTAGAGATGTGTTTCATTCTATCAATCTGTTCCTGTAGGGTTCTACGACTCATGATTTAATAGAAATTAATATTGCTCTCTTAGTAATTGTCTTCCATCTTCAGTGATGAACTTCTTGTCAACTCTTTCAATAAGACCTTCACGCTCTTTCAAAACGACTTCTTTACCGTTTTTCTTAGCTTTTTTTGTCTTTTTTTGAGCATCATCACCCAAAAACTGATCTAAGATGTTTTCCTTGTTTTCCATAGTAATACATTTTTTTATAAATACTTACTATTTACTCATTTGATAGGAAAACTGGCATGTATCGCTTTAAATTGTCAAAATTGGGTAATTTTTTGTAGTAGGATTGATATTTAGAACCATCAATATCATCAATGTATTGAAATGACCTTTTTAGAAGTTCTACTTTTATTTTTTCAATATCGAAATTGAAATAATCATAGATTTTTAAATCGATACCAGTAATCTTATTATCACATAAAATATAAATCATGTCATTTTTATAGATGTAGGTATAAACCCTCTTAAGAGTTAATAAATCCATTACGTTTGTTTTTGGAAGTAGATTCATTAATTCCTCAACGGATTCAATTGAAAAAAATACGGGGTCTAAATTTATGTATGTATATCTACCATTGAAATAATACTCTGGAGCATGGTAAACGAATTCCTCAACTTTACTTATATGTCCATGCTTATCTTCTTTAAAAGAATAAGCCCAATAAAGGGTGTTTGATAAAATCTTACTGTCAAGGATAGAAGCACCGTGAAGATATTTATAATGTTCGGTTTCTTCACTATTATTAATTAATTTTCTTACTGATAACCAACCAACAATAAGAGTAGGTAGGTTAAAATTAAGGTCAATTAAATCATCACCTTTAACATAATCAATATGCTCAAGAGGCTCATGATTTACTAATTCATCTGTATAGTATATTCTTGCTAACTTAATCATCTAAGTCTGAACTCATTCGTTTAAATAAGAAATCTACCTGCTCTTCTACTTTATTAAATAAATCACTATGCTCTTTTTCAAATTTCTTATATATCCTCTCGTTTTCCAAGTCCTCTGCAGAATTTTTTTTAATATGTGTATACATATAGTAATTATATGTCACATATCTGGCAATATCAAAACTCATATGTTTATCCCCCAAAACTAAATTATCTATTGCCTCTTGTAGTTCTGTTGGTGATTTTATATTCATACTTAATCTAAGTTTAATTGTTCAGTAACTAACTGTTCCTGTTCAAGTTTTACCTTTTTATCTTTTAAATATTGAATTTGCCATCCATCAATATATCCATCATGGATAAGTTCAATTTCAATAGCTTTAATTTTTTCTTCAATTGTTTTCATTGTATAAAACATTTAAAATTTTTTCTGATGATTTACCGTCACCATATGGACACTTCACGTTAACAATATAATTATTAATATGTTCTTCAAAAATAGATTCTAACATGTTAGGTTCTTCAACTAAGAACGAACTATAGCCAACTGCTTCTGGTCTTTCTGTTGTTTTTCTACATACTAAACATTTCTTATTTAAGAAAGAACATTCTTCTTGAAGTCCACCACTGTCTGTTATTACTAATTTACATTTAGTTAACAAATTTAGTAAATCTTCATGGTTTAATGGATCAATTACTTCAATATTTGGTAATAAATATTGAAATTTTTGAACATTTGGATTGGGATGAATTGGTAATATAAACCTGTAATATTTATATTTTTTTGCTAATTTATTAAGCTCAATAAACCATTTATCCATAATTTCGTGGTTTTCACGTCTATGCATGGTTATTAATATAATATCACCATATTCACACATATTCTTATACTCAACTAAACTATCAAGAGCAGTATTACCTACAATATAACAATTTTTGGTAATATTTTCTGTTCTTAAATTTAAAAGTGATTCTAATGTGGGACAAAAATGAATATCAGCAATCTCAGATATGATTCTTCTATTAACTTCCTCTGGAAAAGGATTATCTTTATCATATGTTCTAAGACCTGCCTCAAGATGAATTACTTTTACTTTATTATGAAACGCTGCCATTGCAATTGCAACCGCAGATGTAGTATCTCCTTGAACTAATACGTGTGTTATATTAGCTAAATTATTATGTAGTATTCTTGATAATCCAATTAATGATGTTGAAAACACATTACTTAATCTATCTATTAGATAATCATTATTAATTATAAATCTATAATCATATTCTTGATCACTAATCATATCATGTTGACCAGTGAATAGTGTTTTATACTCTAAACCTCTTTTTTTAAATTCATCAATTACAGGTTTTACTTTAATAAATTCAGGTCTTGTTCCGTATGTTATTAATATTTTCATTACTGTTTCATAAATAAAAAAAATCCAACACCATTATTTTTTTTCTCGTATTTTGATGAATCAATTAATTTAAAATCACTTACATTCTTTTCAATCCAAGAAAGAAAATCTCTATATTTCATGTGTGGTACTGTTGTTAATTCATTAGAGTTTACAGAATAAATTAAAACGTACTTTTTTGATAGTGAAAATAAATTATGCATGTAATCATTAAAATAATCATCTTCAGTTATATGATATAAAACATCTAAACTCATACATAAATCAGCATCATTCATTTCCGATATATTACTAACAAATTTATATTTGTTAACATTTTTAAATTTTTGAATACAATTCAATAGTGTTGTGTTACTAACATCAGTACCACAATAAATTTCAAAATTTTCTAATTGTGAAATCTGATTTCCATCACCACAACCAAAATCATTTATTGATTTAATATTATATTTAATGATAGCATCATTTATGTAATTAGATTTGAATTTTGCTTCATCACCATATGAACCTAATCCAGAATTACCGTTACTTTTATACCTATTTTCCCAATATTCTTTTGATTTAAACATATATTTTATTTACCAAATACAAATTTTATTTATTGTTGCTGCACCTCTTAAAAATCCTCTATTATTTCCAACTAACCAAGGATTTATTGTTGATCCGATATCTAAATATGTGTTATTCTTATTATATTTCCACATTTTTGCAGCCAACATATTACCAAGAGGGCCTGCTGAAAATAAAAATAACTTATTTTTATAATCTTTAAATGGTAATTCTTCAACAAGATTATAATTATCTTTCCATGCAGTCCCTGTTATTTTTATATATTCCTCAACAGAAAACGGTAATTTATCCTTATCACCATTTTCTGTTGCAATAACTATTACCTCATGATTATTAAATTCGGGTATGAATATTTTTGTAAATTCATTGTAATTACCATTCACAAAAATATTTGCCCAAGTTAAATGATTATTATCAACCCCAACATTATCTCTCATCCATTTAACATGTTCTATTGGAACACAACATGGACATGATATTCCAACATAATATCCTACTTCATTAAATTTAAATGAATCTAATAATTCCTGTTGATATTTATAGTCAGTTATTGGATCAAACGTCCAGTTATCACAATTAGTAATTTTTTGATTTTTTAAAATTGCGTATTCACCATCAGCATATTTACTAAAACTAAATTTTTCTTTATTTTTTAATTTATTAAATAGGAAGTAAAGATCGTTTCTAAAATTACCTGTCATTATTTTATATTATTTACAGTATTCCAACCATTATTTATACATTTAATACAAACATCATTTCTTTCACTCATATGTGGTTTTTTTAACCACGAAGCATTTTCATCAGAACCGATTGTTGATGCAAATTTATGATCTGTAGACCATAAATTTGTGTTTGATTCTGGATGTGGTGGTACAAAAGTATTTATTCCACCATATTTTTGAGCAAGATATGAAAACATAATATCCTCACCATTTTCCCAAGAAAATGGTTCTTCATACCATAAATATTTTGACCATTTTTGTTTGAAAAACCATGCATGACCAACTAAATCTACACGCTCAATATTATTAGAATGTTTTCCATTCCAACCAACCTTTTCAAATGGAGTGTATGATTTTGATTTTAATATAACACCACTACCACCATATATTCCTTCTTGTTTTTTCATTGATTCAATACAATTCTTAAACCAATCTTTTTGTGGTAGTATATCATCATCAAACATAGCAACATATTCAGTTTTACATAATAATGGTATGGTAAATCTACCAAAAAATTTGGTATTCCAATTACATTGATATGTCTTTATACTTTTACTTTGTGGTAATGTTTGTTGTATGTCTGAATAATTATACCACACATGAATATTTTCTGGATTAATTAATATTGATTGATTCAATATTGCATCAATTTGTTTTTCAAGAGTTTTAGGTCTTTTAAATACATTTAAAATAATACTTATATTTTCCATTTAAATAACCTTTAAAATCATAAAATTACCTCCATTATCCCACTTCATGTTGCTGTTGTCAATATTTCTATAAATCTCATTAACTAAATATATACTTTTTAATTTATCAATGAAGTCATAGTGATTATAATCATCAACAAAAAAATATGTACCACTTTTTACATGATTAATTAAATGTAAGAATGCTAAGTTCCTACCATTACCATTAGGGCCATCCAAAATAACTAAATCATATTGACCAACTAAATCATTTTCATTTAAATCATAAAAACAATTTTTTTGTCTTGTTGTTGGTTCACTGGTCTTAAGTTTCATTTGTTTTTTATCATATTTTTTTTCATTAAACATGTTATTATATGACAAATCACTACACTCAACTAAATTTCTAAATTTTAAATTAAAAAAATCATAGTCTTTTGATTGTTTATATGAATAGTTAATATCATTATCAAATGACGTTATTTTTATGTTCTTATATAGTATTGCACAATCAATTAAAAATTGTGTAGATATCCCTGAACCAAATTCAATAATGTTAAAGTGATTATTTTTATTTGTATCTATTATTTCAAATAATTTTTGAAAACCTAATTTACTTATACCCCAACCACTATTTTTATATATATTAAAATTCATATTAACCTTTAAAATTTCTTGTTATCATTTTATTTGTTTTTCTTACTTCAGGGTTTAATTTTGAATCTTCATTTCCATCATGATATGCTAATGACTCTTTAAATCTATAAACCCTACCACCAAATAACTTTAATTTATTTGAGACATTAATCCAAACTCTTGATGAATCAACTTTACTTTTTAATTTGGTTTCATCTATTGAGTAATTAATCATTTCGATAAATGAGATATCATATAGTACTCCACCATCTAAATTTTGATTATTTTCATTATTCCACCCATCCGAATCGTTATAAATTTTGTTATTTTTTAAAAAATAATATGTATGAAAATGAAATGCTAAATATGATGAATTTTCATTTTTTTTATTGAAAAAAGTATCCATTAAATCATTTAAAAAATTATTTGATAGTATGAAATCATCATCGATTTGGCATAATGCATGTGTATTATATTCTTTTACTTTACCCCACAAATCAGAGATTGTCTTCCAATATTTTATTTTACCTCCATTAACTTCATTTTTTAAATAAACTATTTCAGGAAAATCAATTAATAAATTATTATATTCATCAATATTGATTGTTGATCCATCATTCATTATGAATATTTTAAAAGTATATTTACTCTCTTGTTGTAATATTTGATTTACTATTCTTTTTACTTTATCATATCTATTAAAAGAAGAAATACAAATGGCAACATCAAAATCAACATTATTCTTTTTAGAATATAATCCAAAATCCTTAAACTTAGATTTATTATTTTCATTATTACCTAACCTTTGTTCTAATCTTGAAGTCATATTTTCCTTTATTTTATCTTCTATTTTATTAGATTTTGGCTCTACAGGTTCTTTTCTTAGCTTCTTCTCATTATAGGTATCAACATGACTTTTACCAATAAGAATTTTACCTCCTGAACTGGTAACTTCTATCTTTTTCTTAACAACATTCTTTATATTTAACTTTCTACGCATTAAAGTCCTAAATTATGCTTTCTAATTATAGCAAGAATGGCTTCTTGTTCATTATTAGTATTTGAAGTAATTCCTTCATCTAAATAGTAGGCAAAAAATTCTAATTCTGGAACACTAATACCTTTATAACCATTTTTTAACATTGTTAGCCAGATATCCCAATCTTGGAATCTACGTAATGATTCATCAAACATAGGAAAATGTTCTTTTCTGATTAATGACATGGTTGAAATATAGTTTGCCGATCTTAATTTATGTTCATTAAATGGTATTGTTGGGATTCTAAAATTTTCTCTTATTGGGTGATTATTTTTTTCTACAACAATACCATAGTATCCAGTATATGCATATGAAATATTAGGATTTTTTACTAAAGTAGTATACAAGTTTTCCATATAGTTTTTTGGAAAAACTATATCATTATCCGAAAATAATATAAATGGCTGAGTAGCCTTCTTAAAGCCATCATTTCTTTTTTTAGGGGCACTACCATCATTTGAATTTATAATAATTTCAATCGGATTATTTGCTTCAATCATTGGTAATACATGATTATTAAAAAAATCATCTCTAACTTTAATTTTTGGGGTATGTGGAATTATTACCGAAATAGGTAATCCTGTATCATATGTAATTACATCTATCATATATTTATCCAAAGTTTTTTCCTTATGATTCTTGATATTGTTAATTTAGAAACATCATATTTTGACGCTAAAAACTTGTATTTTTCACCTATTTTACCTTCCATAACTAAATACTCATTTCTTATACCTAATACTTCATTAGATGTTAATTTTGCTTTAGGATTTTTTTCACCACTAACATCAATATAATTACTATGACCAACTACTTTATCAGCTATATTATATAGTTTAGGTCTAAAATACTTAAAATAAAAATTAATGTAATTTTGCTCGATTTCCTGAATATTTTCTTTAGTAAAAAGCTCGATTATTATATTAAATTCAAAATTATTTCCACCATGTTTATTCCATGCGTTTTGTAAATGTCTATTACTGTGTTTATTTTTATTTAATAAATGAATATGTTGTGCCCATCTACTTTTATAATTAACAGAACTACCAATATAGAATTTACCATCATTATTATTTATTATTTGATAAATAACATATGGGGGTATTTTAACAATTTCAGATTTATTGGAATTAATTCTATTCACAATTTTAACGTTCAATATTTATTTTAATACAATTATTATTCTCAACTATATATACAAAATTATCTGGAACATCCTGTTCAATAATAGTGAATTCTGGTACTATTGGTAATAGGAAATCTCTATAATATCCATCATTTAAATTTTTCTCTACAAAATCAACTAATAACTCATTTACTAAAATGTAATTATCATATCGTACAAATTCACCTTCTATATTATCAAGAGATAGTCCTTGTTGTTCTCTACATATATCAGTTAATGATATTAATGCGTTCATTATTGTAAATGAAAAATGACTATCAACATTTTCTTCCTCTTTAGCTATGAAATTATTAAAAAAGAAGTTATTAAACTTTGGGGCATAGTTTAGTGTTTTAAATACAATTAAACCACCAATATCAATTTCCTTTTTTTTCATTACAATAGTTTATAACAAATTTCTCAAATTCAAGTCCTTCAATTTCAGGATATGGATTTAATAATTCAGATATCTTTACTTCTTTATCATTTAATTTAAAAACAATATCATTAGTCCAATTACCACCAATTCCACTTCCAATAGTTAAAAAACCACCAGAAGATAAAAACCATTCTTTGTTGTAAGAATCACAAATTTCATCAATTCTTTTTCTCACATACTCCTTACAAGCATCAAACCATATATCACTTAATACAAGTTTATTGTATTCATCAAGTATTTCTTTACGAACACATTCTTTAGCATATTCAACATCGGTCTTTCTTTTAAGTATCTCAACCTCATCTTTTAATTTATCAACCTCTGATTGACTTGCTACATCAGAACTAATATATGATGATGCATCATTAATATTAACAAATCCATATGCCTCAACAATATCATTAATTATCACACTCATACTATTCCTCAATTATTTCAATATCTGATAATCTCCAAGTTCCTACAAACCCATTTGGCATTTCACCATCTACTCTATCATTTCTAATTTTAAGAATCTCACCAATAAATCCATTCCATATAGGAGAATTCTTAACTAAGAATTTACTTCCACGTTGTTTAATTATTATTTTAGATATTCTTTCTTTCATATCTTTACTGGTAATTCATCAGCATATTGCATAGCAAATTGCTGTCTGTTATTCTCCCATTGTTGATTGGTCATACCAATAGAACGATGAGTTATTCTTATATCAGTTATAACACCGATATTACATCCATCAAGATAATTAGGAAAACAAAAAGATAAATCATACATGTGAAAACCTTTATATGATTCATCAAAATTATGTTCTATTTCTTCAGGATCAACTGCCATGAATAAACCATCAATAAGTATTACTGGTTTAACTCCGAAATGTGGCTCACTATATTTACTTTCCCATTTACGAATTCCATTATCATGATTTACAATACCAATCATTTTTGAGAAATTCATATTCTTGCCAGAAGCATCTAACCACCAGCAACCATGTGAATTAAGTTCTGTAGCTCCAGCAACACCAATAATTTGATAATTATTCTGTTTTTTGTTGAAGTGATTTAAGAGAATTTTACCCCAATTTTGGGTATCAAAAGATATGTCGTTGTGACAAAAAACAAATATTGCATCTTTCTTATCTAACTCATTTAGGGCTTTATTGTAAACCTCAGTAAGTGAGTATTGATTATAGTTTTCATATGGATGAATAGTTACCTCAAAACTATTGGATTGACCAATAGTTTGGTAAATATGGTCATTGAATTTATTATTCAATGGTACACCTAAATGTGAACTATATATTACTCGAATTACAGACTTCATACAAAAACCAAATATAAGTAATTTTTTGGCTCTTGTAAAGTCTTATTGGGTTCTTATTTCCTGTAAACCTGTTTCATACACAGATTTAACCCTTTCTAATGGAAAAGGAATACGTATTAAAGTACCATCAGGAATGTCAAATTCTGATATATATTCTGGATTGGCAAATAGAATAAAAAAGTCATAAAATGGATCATTATAATACTTTTGAGATAGTTTATCCATTCTACTTCTACCCTCATTCCATATCTCATATTTATCAGTAGTGGCTACAGGTATTTGAATAAATGGTAATTGGTCAATATCACCATTATCATTAATAAAAATTTCGTATCTGTTATATGTATTTCTTATCATAAATTATTCTGTTTGACTTTCTGTATTTTTTGGATCGTTAGTCCCATATTGTAAATTCTCATATTTTTTAGGTAATGCATAAATACCACTATCATAATATGTTGAATTAGCGTAATAGTTAAATCCGATAGCATTTTGAAGTACATCAATAGGGCCTTTCAATGATTGACCACCAATTACTTTCATTGACATAGATACATCACATATCATGAATTGCATACCCATACCTTCAGGGTTCATATCCCAAGGAGCATCACTATAACTAAAATTAATACTGTCAATAATAACCTTAGTATGGAAGAAATCACCAAGACGCAATACACATACTGGTTGACGACCAAATACTGAATTTTTACTACTTAAATTTTCACCATTTTGACTTTCCATTCTCATAGCAGCACCTTGACGAACACACTGTTGTAAGAATGTTAATCTCTTATGAAAATCTTCAGGTGTTTGAGAATAGAATACAGGTACAAATTTATTTTGACGTATGTAATCAAAACCCTTTGCTTGACCATCTTCAATTGTAAATGGATTAAATATACAATTTGAAGAAAACTTTTCATTAGCTTTTATTTCCGCAATACTTGTTTCCAATGAATCTTTTTGTTCAATCAATAGATTTAATTCTTCTTGATTTGGATTTTGTGCTGGTTCTTCAGGTGGTGTTGTAGTACCTTTATTTTTAAAACTAACGGTTGCAAATCTTGATTTTTTTGAATCAGGATTATTTACACTATTTGCAGGTCTTGTTGATTCAGGTGCTAATGAACTACTATTACTTGTAATAAGTACTGTAGCACCTAATTCTTCCAATGTTTTTGCAGTTTCTAACTTTCCTTGTAAAATTTTCTCAAAATAATATCTTAATGCTGTTGCACGTCTAATACCTAATTGTTCATTATAGTCAAATTCTTTTGATCTATTAGCGTATAATTTTGTTGCATTACCTGTAAAAACTAATTCTAAAGATGCAATACTATCATCATTAACAATAGTTTCAGTTATATCATCAATTTCAGATACAAGTGAACTATTTAAAGCATCATCATTAGTAGCATATGGTGTTGATTCTGATGCTATAGGATAACATTCACCAGTAGTTTCATTACAATGACCAATTATGTTACCAGTAGTTTCAGCATCTTCCAATGCTGTTTGAATTGTATATGGTGGTGATGCATATTGATTTGTTCTAATAATAATACCATTATACTTTATTTCAACATATATGGTACTCATATCTTGGTATGCTCGATATGTGTATGTTGTTTGCTGACCTTGAGAATCACCAATTTCATACTTCTTATCTATAACATCAGCTTGAAGTGATGTTTTTAAATTAGCGTTTGGTTTTGGTATATCATTTGGATAATATGCATTAATATCATTGTAGTTAAATTCTTTATAATCTTGAATGACAGTTTTATTTTTTAAATCTTCAATTTGTGTTATTGTATCATTTAATGCTTTTTCTTTATCCGAAAGATTATTGGTTTGTATAGGTTTTGCTTGTCCACCAAAAGCAAAGAAATCAGCAATTTCTTTATGTGAGTTAAATCCTTTTACTTGAGGTGGATAATCAATAATTAATTTAAATGAAAGTGTAGCACTTCTTTCAGAAAAACCATATGTATACATTGGTTCATTTCTACCAATAAAATTAACTTGTTCCCATTTAGCAGTAGCTTGTTCTTCCAAATTAATATCGTATGGAGCAAACCACATTAAACGACCTTTATTTTGACCAATCTCACATTTAGGTAATTGAATATTTGGTAAACCTTCAGGTAAACCTACAATATCCCCATTTTCATTTAATTGAAATGCTAAATTCTCAATTGAGAACATTACCTTCTTATTAATTGGATTGTTAGGATCATTACTATTTGTTGGAGTTATATTTGGCATAACTCTATCGTAAATTACAGAATCAGGATTACCATTATAAACCTTATTACCATTGAATCTGATTGCTTTAGCAAAACGATTGTATTGATCTAATACTGTGTGCTGTCTTACACCTTCTCTACCTCTAAATTCAGGTAATGCAGTATCTGGTGCGGTATATAAAGCACTTCCATTGAAGCCCATTAATTTACCTTTACCATCGATATCACTTCTTCTATAAAATTTCTTTCTTGTTTGATCGATAATATTACCACCATATGCATTTAGAAGTTGAGCAGTATGTTTTAATAAACCCATTCTTGAACCAAAAGCAGATATTGGTTCACTTTCAACTTTATAATCTCTTGAATATTTCTGAACTTCTAAAGTATCTTCACTTGCATCAGTTTTACCCCAAATAATTTGGTTATTATCTTCGTATAAACCATTAGGTCTTTTTTCAAAATAATCAAATTCATCAGTAAAGGTATTATTATCAGTTCTACCTAATGTAGTAATGAACTCTTGATTTAAACTAAATTTTTTATCTATTGAACTACCATATTCCTGATATGGTGAATTATTTTTAGATAATGATCTTCTTGCTTCTGATTGAGCAAATCCAACATTAAAATCAGCATCAACTTTATATGGTGCATCATCAGAAAAATAGCCTTCTGATTTTGAATATTTTGATAATATTTCAAATCCTTCTTGTTGAAGTGTACCATAAATTGAACCAGAAGAATTTCTATAGAAATTTCTTCCTAATGTATCTGATAGTAACGCTAATTGACCTTTACCAGTATTACGTATGTAATCAGCATCAGTACTTGTTGGAGTAAATGGTGATTGACGTAAATTAGTACCTGTTAATGATTCAAGTATTCTTCCTATGTTGGATTGTTGTTCATCTCTTGTAATACGATAATCAATTTTCTTTAATGCAAACTTCGTATTTGGATTTTTATCAAATAAATTTTTTAAACTGAATGTTGGTATAACT